AAACAAACTGCTATCCATTGTGAAAGAAATTGCTTTCGCATAAATCAAAATTCCTGAGCATGAATTAAAACTGCTCACCCACTTGACAAAGCTTGAAAATTGTGGGCGGGCATTCTTAATAAGATAGCTAGTCTCTTTACGACATTAAGTGCAAAATCACGGAAATCACGAAACCTGGTGTAAATTGTCACACCCTTGTGGTAGGATACACAGTATCAACCTACAAAAGGACAAACATGATTGACACAAATGACGAACTCTTAAATGAGTTAGCATACCACTTTGTTGATTTGCATAATGTTGGTGGTATTGAATTAGAACAATGGGATACCGCCTATCAATTCGTAAAGCATTTTTACAACACAGAAGAAGTAGTAGAGATTAGAATAGGAAGCAAAAAAGTATGACATACCTTGTAGCAACAACAGAAGTTATCTATGATGAGCAAGACTTAATTAAGATGATGTTAGATACAGGTGAGTATGGTATTCATGGACACCCTATTTCACATGAGGCTATGATTGAATTTGTTAAAGATCAAGAGTGGCAGATTGAGCACCACCTTTTCCTTGATAAGTTTGATGTACCTGCACAGATTAGCATTAAAGATGAGGACGGCACAGACCTATTCTTTGCCAAGAACAAGTTGGAGATAAAGTAATGTATAACTACAATGTAGAGTTTGTATTAGAGGCTATGGTTATGATCACAAGTGTTTCTTTTGATGAGCCAGATTTACCTGATGATTTTATTATTCAAGAAGCAAGGAATAACATAATGAGTTATTACAAGATTGACCCAGAAGTCTTGCACCTACAAGACGTGATAGTACACGAGGTATAGTAATGAAACTAAGAGGAATCTTTGAGGGAACGTTTGAATCAGTATGGAGTATGGACGTACCTGATCAACTATGGAATTTGTATTTATTGCATAACCCTGATTTTGATGAGAATGATCGTGACGACATTCAAGAGATGTGGGACCATTTTAAGAGTCTTGGTTGCTATGATGAGATTGACGACACCGTAGACACAGATGTAATTATGACAGGTATAGAAACTTATGGAGTAGAGGTAGAAGTATGAGTAAGCAATATCATTGGGTAGTTGTATATGATGAACATTGGGGAGCCTTTATGGTTGATGCCGAATCAGAGTTTGATCGTGACAAGATTATGTATGATAAAGAAACAGGACGTTGGGAGTGGCTGGACCCTGAATCAGAAGAAGAAGCTGAATATTACAGGCTAGAAGAAATCCTGGCTTATAACCTAACAAGACTTGACTTAACCGCAGAAAGGGTATAGGATACGCATATGAAAACATTAGAAGGCGTAACAGTAGAATACACACAGACAATCCCTACAAGTAAGCAAATGCCAGAGTTTTATGTGTGGCAAGAGGGTGCAGAGTCTTATGCAACTATCACATACTTGGACCGTTTGGTTGAAGTAGAGCGTTGTGGTGAAATGCACTTGACATTACCAGAACTAGTTAATGGTGAACTATCTGATGAGGGTGCAACCATTGTTAGATATTCAGACGACTTAGAGGCAGAGGGTATCAATGATGATATTCAGTTGCTGCAGTTTATTAAAACTATTAGTAATAGTGGATTTGAAATCTATCGTATGAATCCTTGGTGGGAACTATTTGCACACAATGAAGATATGGGTGGAATCTATGACACATTCTATGAAGCAATTGATGCTGGTATTGACTACATCACAGACGATAGCAATTGGGAGTAGAGATGCAAGAAGAGATTAATAAGTTTATTAGACATACCATTGAAAACTTAGAGGGTGCCCTGGAAAAACAAGACGACAAGTTAACTTGGGCAGTACTAACTAACTTATCAGACGTGTTGGACACCTACATAGAGCCATTAGAATTGTCAGTCCTATGTGCTACACTAGGAGGTTCAGGAGATTAAATGGCAGAAAAACATGATGCAGAGAAAATGGCTAAAGTGTTTGCAGATACCAGATTAAACGAGGTTGAGTTAGCAAATCACACAGCCCATACATTCAATGACCAGATGAACGACAAGATGATACGGTGGTTCAAATTCCACCATTACACAAAGAACGGATTCAAAGATGATTTCCCAGAAGCCCTTGACAAGTACGACCAAATCTGATAAAGTAGATACTATGGATAAAGAAATTATTAACTATGTAGCAAGTGCTTATGTAAATGGAATGGCTAAGGATACAGACTTTTGGGATAAGTATTACCTTGGTGGTATCTATGCTTTGGGTGCATCTCTCGAACACATACAAATAAATCAAAAAGGTGAGCAGTGGGTTATGGAAGTTTATGATGCCCTTACACCAGCACAGGCTTGACATTTGTCAGGCTTTGTGCCCGACATAGTTTAGATGAATATAGACATTACGAACATGTGATAAAAATCACAGGAAATTTGAGGAAAATAAATTGACAAAATCATATGAAGATGGTATTCTTGACTGTCTCAAGATTATGAATAACTATAAGCTATCAGGTATATATGATATCCCTATTAGATATATAGAAGAAGCTATTAATAAGCTTCTACCTGCCGAGCTTAAATTGGATAAAAATGACATTACGATGGAACCAAAAAAATCACTGGAAAATCCAGAATATCTAGATGAGCTCACATATATGAGTAAGCTATCTCAATAATGTTTAATAAACTTATCTGTCTTTTATTTGGACATATCGAGGGTGGTAGAGCATCATGTCCATATACCCTATATACCTATATAGTATGTAAGAGATGTAATGAAACATACAGTTCATACCCCACAATTATAGCTGATTAAATTATGTGTAGAAAACATATAAGAATTAATAACTTTTATGCAGTTTTTATGCATTATCTTGTAGTTTATGCACAAAATATACATGTTTTATCTGATTATTTTAGCACATATATTGGAGATATCCTACAAAAAACATTACGAACGAATCAAAAAAATCACGGGAAAGTCTATTGTTTAAAGGAGATATCATAAGATAGATAGAACACCATGTAGATATGCTACAAGTATTACGATTATGTAACAATACTCATTAATACTCAATAAAATTAGAATATATATACAGCAAGTGTTTAAACTATCTAGCATCAGTGTATTTGTGTATAAATGTTGCATATTATGCAACTGTATGAATATATGCAAAGGGGGCGTAAAAGCCTAATATAGTGTGTATTGTGTGTTTATCTTTGACATTCTGATTGTTTTCTGATATCATTGTCAAGTGAAGAAGTATCTCTTGTCTATTATCATATATGTGTTGATAGCTTATATAATGTTATGGGCATCTGTAGCTACATCTTCTCCTACCCCCGAAAAATTATTACCTAACAAATGCGTTTTTGAATATGGATGTGTAAATACATGATTGTAGATAAAGTAAAAGAACTAATGGTCAAAGAGTTAGAATCTGATCCTAACCTTACTGAAAAGGAATATGAGCAATTGTTTGTTCATCATTACCTATCCCTTCTTGATACCCTTAAGGTTCCCTCCTTTAATAGCAAAGGTAAGAATCGTGTTTAATCTTCTTCCTGCCATTTCTAAATATATCCATAGACCATGGTGTGCTTCATTGTTGGGACAACCAGAATCTACACCAGAATGTGATTGTTCTTCCTCTCGCCGCCGAACCGCCGAAATTAAGGTAAATTAAATGGATGTAGCATATATGTTAGAGATTGTTAAAGCAGGTATTGCCTCTATCGAGAGCAACCTTGTGCGTGAGCTTACCGTTCCAGAAAAGCGTGAGATCCTTGTAGGAGCTGTTAACAAATGGAACGAAGCCAACCCTGAAGAACTTATTGTAATACCTGCCATCTATTTGGAGGACTAGTGAACTGTAGTGACTGCAGTGTCAAGAAGCTAAATATCTGGTTTGAATCTAAGACTGATTCCAGGGTATTATGTGATAAGTGTTTCTTAAAAGACTCACCAACGAAAGTTAAAAGATAATGTTTTTTGTAAGTGATAAAGCTATTAGATATGGGGTATACAATGAAGACTAGACATATAGCCCTTGTTGCTCACGATAACAAGAAACAAGACCTTTTGGAGTGGTGTAAGATTAATCATTCTACCCTTAGTAAGCATCATCTATATGCTACTGGTAACACTGGTATCCTTTTGCAAAATGAACTTCACCTGCCAATTACTAAGTTTCTAAGTGGACCTTTAGGTGGAGACCAACAAATTGGTGCTTCCATATCTGAGGGCATAATTGACATCCTTATCTTCTTCTGGGATCCATTAGAGGCTCAACCGCATGACCCTGATGTTAAGGCTCTATTAAGATTAGCAACTCTTTGGAATGCTGGTGTGGCAGTTAATAAGGCAACTGCTGATATGATGATATCTTCCCAGATATTTGAAAAAAGGAAGGGTGAGAAGTAATGGCAGCATCAAGTGCATCAGATATTCCAGAGTCAAAGTCTGACTACTGTCCTTGCAATAGGTGTACTTTTGCTCGTAAGCAAGGTATACAGGAAGCAACTGAACGTATTCGTGAGTTGCATTATGCTGTAAATGATGGTGGATGTGGAGACCCTGAATGTTGCTCTCCATCAGACTCAGTGGATTTTTGTATTGTATGTGGTGGATATGAATACCCTTGCGAAACCATTAAGGTATTAGAAGGTAAATAATGAAATTTTCACACTCAGTAGCTGAAATGCTTATCCTGACATTTGTAGCCTTAAACTGCTATGTTAATGTTAGAAGATATATGTGGGATAAATCTAAAAGAAAGAGTAATAACGCATGACATGTATAGTGGGTATCCGATCAGATACTGGTGTATATTTAGCCTCTGAAAGAGGTTTGTCTGATGATGATGTTATTGTCTCTATGACCGCTCCTAAGATTAGACAAAATGGTATGTATATCATTGGCTATGCTGATTCCCCTGGAACTGGACAATTGCTGCACTGGATGACTCTTCCTACACCACCCAAAAAGAATGTAGAAAAGTTTATGCGTACTACATTTATTAGTTCTATTAGAAAGCAACTAACAGAGTCTGGTGTAGACCTTAAGGAGAGTGCTCATGCATCATTTTTGGTTGGCGTATCAGATCAATTGTTTTTTATTGATACTCAAGACTGGCAAGTAACTGAGTGTGAATATATGGCTATTGGTTCTGGCTCATCTATAGCCATGGGATCTTTGTATACTACTTCTACATGGAAGTCTGCTGAAAAACGTGCCTACACCGCTGTGAGTGCTGCTATTGAGCTATCTCCAAGTTGCCAAGGTCCTATAGATATTTTGTCTATTTAGTATATCTAACGCTATCCGTTATTTTTTCTCTTAGCTATTAGTACATCAAAGTCTTTTTTCTTTGTACCACCATCATAGGTCCAAGCATATCCTTCTTTAATCATAGATTCATTTACGGATAATTTTTCACCATCTACATATAGCCAACCAAGGATACGACCATACTTTTCTGTACTATCTGGAAGCTCTGTCTTAATCACAATTACCTTAGCATCTTTAAGCCTTTTACTAAGATAGTCTTTAACCTCTAAACCAAGTGCCTTTTCTTTAAGATCTTTTGTTCTAGACTCAGGGGTATCAATTCCTGCTAATCTTACCCTCTGTGTATACGAAACATTAAAGCCAAGATCAATATCAACATCAATAGTGTCACCGTCAATCACCTTTAATACTTTTTTCACGCTATATTCATACATTATTTTAATCCACTAAATGGAGATCCATGCCAAAGACTCTTGGACATTGGCTGCTCACTGTCAGACTTAGATACTGGGACGCAGTTTGGAACCATTCTGCCATTCTTTTCTTTCATGCCATCTTGTCTGTATCCAACCCAGCATTTCTTTTCAATGTTGTCCCATTTGTCTTCTTCTTCGTTATCAGACTTATACATGTCATCTAAATTATCGTCTTCCATGTCATCATTGTCTGTATCTCTAGATACATCTACATAACCATCTGGGATTACCGCAAATCTACAAGCACCTTCTGGTTCTACCTGGAAGTCTAGGATCTCACAAATGTCTCCACCTGCGTATAATGCACAGTTAGAGCACTTAACTCCAATATCAGCATTATCATTGTCTGAGGCTGGTGTGTAACCTGCCCATATACCAGATCCATCTTCATTAAACTTACCATATTGGTTTGCGATGGAGACTAATGCATCGTGCAATGCCTTTTCATCTGGGGTTAAAAGATCTTCTAAGCCATTCATAAATAAATTATAGCATAAGAAAGACCAGGATAGTCGTGAGAGTTATCCTGGTCTAACCTGGTTTTATTATATATTATTCAGCCTTTTTATCTACTGAGCTAAATGCTGAGTTGATTTCACTGGCACTTAGCTTACCGTCATCGAGGAAGGCTCTTGCGAGCTTTTCTACGACTGTGGCAACACCAAGAGTACCTGCCATAATTACTGCAGTTAGAGTGTCAATTCCAACGAGGGAACCTGCACCAATGATTGAAAGTCCTGATGCTGCAAATACTGCAACAATTCTGAAAAATATATTCCAGACATTTGTTACTGCCTTGGATCCGATTACTTCTTCTCCAGTTGCAGGATCTTTGACTGTTACGTCTACCTTATTCTTTGTCATTTTGTTCTCCTTCCCTAAATTTCATTGAAAACAACCATGCTGCTGTGCAGATTAAAACTGCCCATCCTACTACTGTTTTAGCAGACCCATCAAGGACTGCCCATGCTATGAACATACCAAGAAGGGTGAATGTTTGGTTTAGTGTTTCACGAAACTTATCTGTTAACCATTTCTTCATTATCTTATCCTCCCTGTTATTAAATTAGTTGTTGATATTACCTGTCCAACAATAATGGACGCAACAACTACTATTTGTGATTCTTTGCGTTGTTCTGGTGTCATGTCTGCACCAACGTTAGCAAAAGCTTTTAATGCCTTACCTGGATCTGTTAAAACTGTTAGTAATAGTTCGCTGGGGTCTGAAAATATCTCTATCGCATCAGCAACCTCTGCTGTAAGGATTACACCGTTCTCCAACATAATTGGTTGATTTGGGGGCAAATCTTCGTAGTCAAGACCAGATGCTTCAAAATCCTCAAAAGATACTGCATCCATTGGACCATACTCTGTAAGCAATTCATTTAAAGCAACTGATTCCTCTAAAGTCAATCCGTCTATGATATTATTATTAGATGGAAGATCAGTGGTTTCAGGACTTGGATCAGGAGTTGGACTCTCAGTTGAATCTGGAACTAATGGTTCTGGAGATGAAGTCTCTGGCTCAGGAGTTGGGGATGGAACTACAACAGGTTCTTCAGGCTGCAACGGAGATTCTGAGGGACTTAAAGAAGGGGTTGGACTAGGTGAAGGCGTTTCTGAAGGCTGTACAGAGGTTTCTGACGGCTGTGGGCTTGGCTCTGTTGGCTGGGGTGACGGTTCTAATGTTGGCGTTTGTGATTCTGACGGCTGTGGTTCAGGGCTGGCAGTAAGACTTGGGGTTGGACTAGGCTCTATTGGGCATACTTCATTCCAGGAAATAATAGATCCATCCCAGCAATTAATATTCGGTGGTATAGGTGGACACTGAGCATCCCAATTAACTTCTGATCCATCCCAACACTCAATCGGTGGTGGCATTTGTGGACAGGTTTCATTCCAGGAAATAACTTCTTCATTCCAGCAAACAATATCTGGTGGGGTTGGCGTACACTCTGATTCATAATGTACGATAGACCCATCCCAACAAGTTACTTGAGGTTCTATCGGACAGGTACCATTCCAAGGAACTGATGTTCCGTCCCAACATTGGACAGCAGGAGGCTCAGGGGGGCAAGTGCTATTCCAAGGAACCGTTGAGCTATCCCAACAAATTATGTCAGGTGGGCTGGATGGACATTCTGATTCATAGTTTGTTATTGTTCCATCCCAACAGGTATATGTTGGTTCTGTTGGACATGTATTAGGAGCATAAACTGTGCTTCCATCCCAACATTGAGTTGGAACTAAAGGTGGCTCTGTAAAGTTTGATGGTGTTGGTGCAGGTGAAACTTCAATTGGTATTCCAGCATCGCCAACGTCAAAGGCTGCAGCCATGGTTACAACGGGCTGACCGTACTCATACCTAATTGCTCTTCTTGCATCTGGGGGAAGTGGTGTCATTGTGGTAATCTCACCATGCCAGTTGCCATTTGGGAACTTATTTACAACTAATCTCATCTGGGTTAGAGGACCACTTGACTGTGGAAATGGTCGCACAGACCATTCTATACAAAAAGAATCATTGTTGTATCCATAAGAGGTATAAGCTCCTGGACCAAAAGAAACCCAGTCTCTACCTGCAACAGAAACAGAAGGAGTTTGAGGATAGTCATGAAACGTGCCATCTGGTTGACCAAAGGTTACAGTTGCATTAGTACTGTAATATACCCTATCGTATTCTGTTGATCCAAGCTTTAAAGAAAACGGAAGAAGCATTTGAAAAGAACCATCATCGTCACCAGTTACAGTAGACATGTTGCAAACTAAAGGAGGGTTTGCGTATGATGCTGGGCTAATTAAGAAAATACCTAAAATACCAGCTAAACATGTTATTAAAACATAAGAAATAAGCCTTTTAAGTTTTTTCAATTCTCTTTCTCCCGTATTAGCCTATCTTGAGACTAATAGTTTAATTATAACATTGGGGAGATTTAAATTAGTTATACAAGAGCGTGAGGCTTACTTTCACTTACCGAGAGACTTGAAACTTCGATATACATTGATCCTTCATATAAGTCTCTAAGATTATGTTCTCCAGAGTAGGAGCATCCACTTCCAAGACCACCACGAATATCACTAAATATTTTATCTACTGGTCCCTTGTGTGCAATTTTTGTTGCAACACCTTCTGCAATAGGAACATCTTTTCCTTGGTTAGCTTCTTTACTTGCCATACCTCTAAAAATTTTATACTTTCCAGAGCCATCAATAAGTAGTCTTCCAGGTGATTCATCTGTACCAGCCAACATAGACCCAAGCATTACGGCATCAGCACCTGCAGCAAAAGCCTTAATCATATCTCCAGTATTTCTTATTCCGCCATCAGCAATTATTGTTGTATTTATACCAGACTCTTCTTTCCATTCTTTGATTTCCATAATGGATGCTAGAGTAGGAATTCCGTGACCAGAAACTAATCTAGTAGTGCATACTGAGCCACCACCAATTCCAACACGAATAGAGTCTGCACCTGCTTCTGACAAGGCTTCAAAACCAAACTTAGTAGATACATTTCCAGCCATTAAGTGAAAACTGGTACCAAATGTATCCCTAATCTTTTTAACCGCTTCTACAGCGTAACTACTGTGTCCATTTGCGGTATCTACAAGGATCGCTGAGGCACCAGAAAGCAATAGTTTTCCAGTGTCCTCCAAGTATGTTCTTTTTGCTCCCACAGAAGCACCAACTGCTAAGTCCTGTAAACATAAATTCTGCACTATTCTTTGTTGTTTCTTTATGTCCATAAATCTATGAATCATTCCAAGACCACCTGCTTTTGCAATTGCAACTGCCATTTCTTCTTCACAGACAGTATCCATTGGTGCTGCAATTACAGGAAAGGTTAGGTGCGAACCTTTGCCAAAAGGCATTCTTAAATCAATTTCTGATCTACTCTGAACATTTGATGTTTGTGGAACCATTAAAATATCATCAAAGCATAGTTGTCTTTGTTGTTTGTATTTAATCACTATTCTTCTTCCAGGGTTTCGTATTGGATTCCAAGCTCATCGTATGGAATAAAGTCTTCATTCATTACAATTTCATCGTACTCTGTGCCATTATAAAAATATCTAACACGGGATGAGTGAGCACCAAAAGAAACTAATTCAGCAGTTACATGCTCTTCAATCATCCAAACAAGACGGTGAAACATTTAAGATATGCTCCTTGGTGGATCGCCTTTAGCACCTTCAAAGTGGCAGGTTATACCGTATGACTCCACAGTTTTACGAAGTATCTGTAGGTATTCCATAAAACTTAATTGCTGTCCACTAGACAAAGACATAATCTGGTTTTCATAAATTCTAAGAGAAAGATATTTGTCCATATCTACAAAGTCTACAACCAATCCTTTATAAGGTGGCTTGATTTGAGATAAAGATTTTCTCATATCATTTGTGATGTTAACCATCTACAGCCTCCAATATTTCTATCCACTTATCTTTTGTCTTATGAGCATTCTTAGTATTGTTTACTTCACCATCAACTAAGTAAACACCACCCCATACACCCCATTCAGAGTTTGTTGTTCCATGAAAAAAGCAGTCTGAAATTACTGGACAAGTTAAACAAATTTCATCAACAGTCTTGGCAAGAACTGGATCCTCTTCATACTTATCAAAAAACAGTTCCCTATCAAATGATCTACATTTGGCTTTTACTACCCACTCTTCACTAAGCATATTTTTTAGGAACCTTCCAGCCACTTCTATCTAACTCGTAAGTTCTGTAGAATCCCCAAGCACCATTAAGTCTAATTCCAGCATTAGAAAACTCAGCTTTAAAATCCTTTTTGAAATCTATAATCTTCCAACCATCCCAAGATAGGTTGCTATTCTTTTCTACAATGCTATGTGCAGTATTGTAATCTACGGTAATCATTTATATTTTCCTAATACTTCTAGTATCTGTAAAATGCTGCTTCAACATTGTGTTGCTCAGCCTTGCTTATAATTGGATCAAAAAACTTATCACGATCATTTTTTGTATTGAAAGAAATAACGTAGTCTAAGTCATATGTTTCAAAATTAGATAAAACTTCTCTAAAACTAACCCTATTAAACTTAATCTTCATTTTGTTTTGTTTAATTAAATCTTCACTTCTATTTACAAACTCAGCAGTAAAGTTATTAATCTTATGTGGACCAGCAGTAAGGATGTCAATTCTATTATCTGCAGCCCCAACTGTACTTTGAAGTGCCACTGCCATGCCTCTCATGAAGGTGCCATAGTCTTCAAACGACTCTGTGCCATAAACTAAAATCTTCATAACTTTCCTTTATTTGTACGGACTTCTATTATATCAATTGTTACTGTCATTGTCAAGGTTTAATCGTAATTTTTTTTAGACCATTGATTTTTTACATAGTTTCCAAAGGAGGTGAGCCTTAGCCAAGACTCCTGTTTTCGACTGTGCACATCTCCAGGATAATAATCAAATTCTGCTTTCCAGTCTTCTCTTTTAAATGGAGTAACTTTAACAATTGGTGTACCACGTTTTAATAACCCCTCAAAGCCTTCCTTTAAGTGAAAAGGTATTGGAAGAGCAGCATCATATTTATCGGTATCTACAACCGCATCAAATGGCTTAAAGGGTAAGTCATTGTGTCCAATTGCCGAAGAGATTCTTGTAGAATATCCTGGAGGTGTTCTAATGCACCACATGTTTATGAACTTAAACACATGCTTATTGTATCCATCTGGAGCTTTTAAGTGATTATCCCCATCAATGTTGTACTCAAGCACTTCCCTGGTTGTTTTCCAAGTAAATATTGGATTATATTCTCCATCTTCTGTTGGACGATTTGTAACCTGAACATCTGCCCATAGCGGAATAATATATCCTTCTGTTATTGAATCTAGCAGAGACACACATTTTTTTGGAGACAAATTATTTCTAAGATTATTTAAAATAAATTTTTTCCCAGTGGGATTTTCTTCGTTTTTTATGTATGGAGGCATATCTCTCCACCATTTTGGAATATTATTTTTTGCAGGATATGGTTTATCTGCTAAATCCCAAGCCCATTCATTTACTGCAATAAATTTAATTTTTTTAGCCATTACTTAAATTCCTTTTTTGTCCAAACAAATCTTTTATAGTGATTTTTTATATGTGAGTTAAATGCAACTTCTTCCATTATACTGTATTCGCCATCCTTTAAAGAACTATATTCTGATTCCCAAGAATCTCTTTTAAATGGAATAACTTGAACCATTGGTGTACCTTTTTCAACAATTCCTTCAAAACCTTCCTTTATCCAAAATGGCGGTAAGATTGAAAGAGTTAATTTATCTGTATCTAATACTGCACCAATTGCTTTAAACGGACTATTTTCGTTTGCATAAGGATCAGTTACTAAACAGGAATATCCTTTTGGTGTTCTAAAGTCCCAACCATTCATCCACTTAAAAACAAATGGACTATATCCATCTGGAGTTGTTAGACCAGTAACTCCATCATTTCCACCACTACCCCATCCTCCATGCATTTCAAACGGGGTTGATTTTGTTCTCCAAAACAAGTGTGGTTGATTATTTATTTGTCTTACCTCTACATCAGCCCACAGTGGGATAATATATCCAGTGGTAAAAGTATCATACATAGGGGTACACATTTTTGGGGTTACACTACTAGCTCCGTATCTTACCGTTAGCATTCTTTTGCCATCTTCAACTTCATTGTATGAGGGCATTTCCTTATACCATTTTGGAAGGTAATGTTTTGCAGGATATGGTTTTGGTGCTACTTTTTCAAAATATGGAGACCTTGCAACAAACTCTATTTTTGTTTTTTTGTTAAACATTCTATAACTCTAGTTCTAGTTGATCTGAAACAGCTAAATTTGTTCTTGGATAAGGGTCTTCCCATCCAAAACCAGTAGATCGTTCATATTTTCTTAAAGTAAGTATAGCGTCTATTACTCCCAACCTATACTGATCAGAATTTCTATCTGGATCATCAATTCTATTTCCGTATCTAATATCTAATAAGTCATAAATTGGTCTATAAATATTTCTAAAATTAAATAAAGAGTTTATAAACATGTTTGACACTGGCTCAGCAGACCCTGCCCGTTTTAATTCTGATACGGCTAACTCACAAATATACATCATCTCAGGCTCTACCATGTTGTTTACACAATAGGTAAAAGTAGAATATACTATTAATGCTCTTACCTGATCTTCTGTAAGCCCATTAATTTCTTTATTGGCTAGTAACTCTTTTGCTTTATCGTAATTTAAGTCTTTCCAAATTGCTTCTTTTTCATGAGAAAGAACTTCATCTAAATACTTTTCTATATTTGTTTGATGAAACTTTTCGTGATCATGTATCCTATTTTCAGGATCTAAAACATGTGTGTGCCTATAGCTAAACTTTCCAATATGCTCATGGTTTTCTGCATCTTTATGTGTATGGTCGTGTTCTGGTAAAACTGTCATTTTAACTCCAATCCTTTAATGATCTAAAATTATCCTTATATCTATTTTGAATTTTTCTTTCTGCTTTTTTCCAAATACTATCAAACAAGCTGTTATACTTATTAATTTTAATTTTCCAAGATTCTCTTTTAAATGGAATAATTTGAATCATTGGCGTTCCAGCTGGAATCAGTCCTTCAAAATCTTTTCTTATAAAGAATGGAAAATTTACTGGTATGGGGTGCTTGTCTGTGTCTACAATTGCTGGTAAGCATTCAAAAGGTAGGTCATCTCTTAAAATTGGACTAATAAATATTGAAGAATATCCTTTTGGCGTTTTTGTTATCCAAGTATTTATGAATTTATATCCTAAAGGATAGAATTCTTTTGGAATGGTAAATTGATCATATTGATGTGCTGGATGACTCTCAATGCATGTAAAGTTATTAATTCCCCAAGCAAAATTTAGAGATCCATCTTCATTTTTTGAAACATAAATGTCTGCTGGTGTTTTAATTATGTAGCCAGCTGAAATTAGATCGAATATAGGCATACACGCCTTGATGGTAGTATTAAACGTTCCAACCTCTGTAGAAATAATTTTTTGTCCTCCAGAATACCTATCTTGTTTTTTATACCATTCTGGAATAATATTTTTTGCAGAAACTGGTTCATCAAAAATATCCTGGTACATGCTTGCTGAAGGATAAAAATTAATAATATTTTTCTTCATGAATTTCTTTCTTTTTAGGCTTTTATAAAGTATAGCACATTCGCATAAGGAATGCCAACATCTGTAGAAACATAATTGGTTATGCTGGTTGTAGTTGCGGTTGTTAAGCTAGCTGCATGTGAATGTAGGGTAGCTGTGTTAGCTCCCATACCTAGTGATAAAGCAGAAGCAGGAGTATGGCTATGGGCAGCAGTTGAGCCTCCAGTAAGTGAGTTTGCCGAGGTAATATCTGTATTATGTGTATGGTTTCCATTTAATCCGCCACCTGATACTCCAGCTGAACCATTTTTATTAACATTTGGACCAATTTCCCCAACTGATCCAGATTCAAAAGTATGAGTATGACTAGTATCCGTTGCATTATTTCCAACACTATTCCAAGTAACAGTATGATCATGAGTTACGTTTTGATTATTTAAAGTAAAACTATTATTTGTTGCTGTAATGGTATGATCATGACCGATGCTTGTTACTCTTGTTCCTACAGTATTTACGTTATGAAAAGTAGCAGATGTTCCAGCTATGGCAACCTTAGAAGTTGCAAGACTTGGAACGTTAAAAGATGTAATTCCAGTTCCTCCATATAAAATACCAATTGCTGAAAACAAATTAGCATACTGAGGACTTGTAGATGCATTTAAAACTCTACCATCGCATGGTATAAGACCTATACTAAGATAAGTTGCATCAGAGTACTTTGAAAATGGTGCAGCGAGTGTAACTATTCCTCCAGTTGGAACATAGGAGTAAAGAGAAGTAGAGTCTATTTTATCTGATTCAAAGTATGCCATAGTAATAACCTTAAGTTTTTATAAGGAAATACACCTCCATACTTGGAGGATACATTCCAACAGTTGGAGTTGCAGATTCCCCTGCAGAAACAACATGAGTTGAGCTTGCAATATTAGTTGCGTGATTGTGAGCATGATTTAAATTTGTAGCATTGTGAAAGTTAACTGTATGAGAGTGGGATAAAGAAGCTCCTAAAGTTCCTGTACTCCAGGCAGTTCCAGTTGCATGGCTATGTCCAGTTTGACCTGCATTGCCAGAAGCGTATGGACCAAGTGGACCAGCAATTCTTGTGTTCTCTGAGCCACCAGCATTACTGGTTGTTGTAATTGGACCAGTACTAGCAGCATGATTATGGGCTGGTGATTCAGCAACAGTGGTTGAGCTGTTTGCTGCATGTGAATGTCCACCAGTATTAGCTGATGAAAAACTTGTTGCGTTTATTCCTAAAGTATGAGTATGAAAAAAGTTTGTTGGCTGTGCTACCTCTGAACTTAATGTTGAAAAAGGTATTCTTTTTAATGGATTATTTGTAGCATTAACAACAAGTGGTGGCAATCTAAATGTTGCTCCAACTCGTGCACCATATGCTGTGCCAACAACTGAATCTAGTTCTGGATAGTCTGCAGTATTAACATATCTACCGTCACACAGTAGCCATCCACTAGCAACAGTTGAATCAGTCCTCATAATAATAGTTCCTACTGGATAGGACTGAGTAAAGCCATCTTTATCTAGTGCTGCATCTGAGTCTATTTTTAAATTTGCCATATCTATATTATACCTTTACTATATAATTCATTAGAATAAAGGGAACCTTATTGTCACCTGCTGCTGCATTTCCAGCAGGAACAGCAGTTACACCATGTGCAGTTGCATGAGTTGTAGTACTATTTGAACTTGCTAGACCAGGGGCTCCATGATTATGGTTTTCAGATGAAATTGCATTAAAGTTAACTGAGCCATTATTAGCATTATGCGAATGAGGTCTATCATTAAATTGAATTGGTCCTCCAGCACTTGTGCTGTTTGCAAGAAGGTTGCTGGATGCATTAGTTGTATTAACTGCTATTGCATTTTTAGTATGGTCATGAGAAACTCCTCCTCCTGCAGCTACACCAGTGTCTACAGCACTATGACTTCCTGTAACTCCACTTGTTGTAAAAGTATTTGTTGAGTAGGTATGAGTATGAGTCAGGCTTCCAAACAATGTACCTATAGTCGCACTGCTAGTTGCTCCTGCAAGATATCTTCCAGTTAAATTTGGAGTGCCATTATTTCCATCACAAAGTAACCATCCAGCTGGACAAAATCTAACGCTACCTGAAGTAATTGATTGTGTCAATGGAAAGGCAACAGTTATTGTTGTACCAGAAACTCCAGTAATATAGTTTAATCCTGTTCCTGGATTATTTAATCCTGTTCCATATATTCCTTGACCAATAAATGCTCCAGTTGCTGATGCAACAACTATAGTGTTTGTTGCAATAGTTCCAGTAGCAGTTGTCAATGGGGTATTACCTGCAAAAGGAATAATGTCTCCAGTTTTTGGAAGCATATTTGCTCCAGAAGCTGCTATTCCAGCACTTTTAATATCTAAATTTTCTTGTAATACAAAATTAGCCATTAAACAGATACCGCCGTTTTAACTATTTCAATGTTAGTTCCAGATGTTACTGCTACTGTTAGCACCGCATTTGGTGCAGAATAAGATGGCGTAATTGTAACTGCTGGTGCAGTTCCTTGTGTAAGAATAGCGTATTCAGTAATGATTGGAGTAGCAGAGCCTCTTGCAAGCATCATTACTTTAGATACATAATTTCCAGCAGAAGTAGATGCATAAACAATAAACTCTGCAGAAGCATATGCTGTTGTATTAAATGTTGAAGTAGCAGAGGTTGTTCCAGTTGTAACATCTGTATTAACTACTGATTTAAATGTTATGTCTCCAGCAGATGATATTACTAATCTATTTGTACCAGATGTTGCCAAATTAATAGCACCAGCATCTTCAGCAATTAAGCGTAGGTTTCCCGTACCTCTATGATTTATTGTAGTGTCTGCATTAGCACCGTTATTATTTCTAATAAACCTTGCACCATAATCTGCATAAGTTGTATCTCCTACTAGATCAATATAGGCATATCCGTTTCCAGTTCTTCCAATACCTATCTGTACAGATTGTGATTGAGTAGAAACACTAGAATCTCCAATGTTAATAGATTGAATAAATGTTGGATTGGTATTAAATACTAACAATCCAGTTCCAGTTTCATCAGAGATGAGGGATCTAAGTTCACCAGAGGTTGTAAAGGAAACTCCAGATACTGCGTCTGCCCATTCTATTCCAGTTCCCTGCTGATTTATACTAATTACCTGATTGGGAGCTCCAAGCTGTCCATCTAATAAGATGTTATCTAAAATGCCTATATCATTGGTGGCAAGTAAAGACTCTACCGTTAAGGGTTCAGTAGAATATATGTGGTTTAATTTATTTAACCCCATTTATTTTGCCTCCTTAAGCCTGTGCTTCCGTCCATGACAGTCTAGCATTTACTGATCCAGTTGTGTTATCTGCACTAAGATTTCTAACAGAAACAGTAACTATGTCTGGTCCATCTGGATAAACATTTGCTTCTGTAGTTGGAGAAGTATTAACTAAGCCACCACCCATAATGCTATTTCCAAGATCTCTAACAAGGTTTAGGTCCTGTTGTACAACAGAGGCTTCATTTGTTACTGTACTTACAAAGAATGAGAAAATTGGCTCTCCACCACTAATTGTTGTACTTGCTGCGTGGTATGAAATTTGGGATAAACTAGATCCACCAACATTTGTCCAGTTGTTACCAGTAACAGTATTTACTCTACCGTTAAGAATTAACTCAACAAGGAATAAACCAGGTCTATTTGTTACAGTCGCTGCCGATTGAGCAAGAATATCCATTTGTCTTAAAGTTAACTGCATTCTGTTGATAAGTTCTCTTTCTCCAAATAGACCTACAACTCCATTATCTACGGATGGTGCAAGTCTTAGACTTACCAAAGCATATCTATTTGCATTTCTTGGAACAGCAACCGTAGTTGTCATACCACCCTGGAAGATGAATGACTTGTCATCATCGTATCTGCCATCCATAATCACCGATGATCCCCAGTGACTGGTTCCTGTTGCATACTGTCTTGTGTACAGTTCAACCTTTACTGGTGCTGTAGCAGAATATGTAAACGACTGAGCTGTTCCATTTCCACCACCAGTTGCACCTGAAACTGAATTAACTACTGTGTTTGTGATAGCTCTTGTAAGACCAGTAAACGATGTAGAAGTTTTTCCTGTATAAGTTAAATACTCAATTTCTTGTGCTGTGTTTCCAGGCTTTGTAACAACAAGTGTACCAGAAGTTGGGAAGCCTACGGTTGAGTTAACGCTCATTGATGTTGCAGAATCAGAAAGGCTTGCTGAGAGTTTTGTAGTTGCAGGGTCTGAAGATGCTTCATAACGTGCAGGTAAGTTACCAGTTCTCATATATGCTTCAGTCTTAACATTTGCATGTGTCATTCTATGACAGTAAACTACTTCTCCACGCTCATCTTTAAATCCAAATCTAATTGCTCCTGCACCATACCAGGCGTAATCAATGTAGAACATTTGCATTTTAGCAAGATCTAGAGTTACTCCTGAAGGACCAGCTCCATCCATTGTGTCAATATTCCAGTCGTCTTGCTTTACCTTAAAGTCTACAACCTTACTTACGATACCACCAGAGGTAATAGTTTGTCCACGGTATTCTGGGAAAACAAACAGTTGAGTGTTACTTGTAATTGACTGAACAACATATGTTGCTCCACGGATAACAATCTTGTCTCCTGGATTAAGTTGTTCTGCAAATCTTGTATCTATTCCTGTGATAGTTGGAGATCCACTTGTTGCAGAAATAATTCCTGAAATTTGATCTGTACTTGAGCGTCTTACAGCCCATAGATCTTGACCATCAAATTCAAAGAAAAATCCGTTTTGTTCATCAAACATACCAAGTCTTGTCTGACCACCAAACCATGAGGTTGGAGCAACTTCAATTGGGAATCCAGTCGCAGGTGTTGCAGATGGAACAGATCCTGCTGTATATGTAAATTCTTTAGCACTAGTAATTCCAGTTACAGTGAATGTTCCATTGTATGCTGTTTGATCTGCACCAGAGACTACTACCTGTGCACCAATTCCAAGGAAATGCTCATATCTTGTCTTAACAGTTACAGTAGTTGAAGAAGAAGATATTAAATCAACTGCCATTACAGGCTTCATCATTGATCCAGTAGAGAACTGTATACCCTTACCTGATTGATAACGGAAGTATCTGCGAGTTTGACGAACAATCTTTGCACCAGGTGCTGAAGATCCAGTTGTAAACCTAACTCCACCATCGAATGGGCGGTGAATAGAAAGACTTCCTGGTCTTCCTGTAAGCGAGGTTGCTACTGCAGTAATTGCACCAACTGGAGCAGTTACTACATCAAAAGTAAATGTATTTGTAGTTGGAGTTGTCTTAACTTCCCACGCACCATTTGGTGGATTAGAAGTTGCTGCAGTAGTTCCAGTGACATAAATTAAATCTCCACAGCCTAGTCCATGTGCATTCGTTGTAGTACATGTTACTGTAGTACCAGAGTTGGTAAATGCTGCACCTGAAGATACAGATACAGGAATATTAGACCCTGAATAGTTAAATGCTTTATAGGCAAAAGTTTTTGTAGTATCAAGCACTGAACCGTTTGTAACATTTGCTCTAGCAAGATAGGTAAAGGTATCGTTTGGAACGGTTGTTGTTGTTACAGACGCTACTAGATACCATCCATCAGCATTTACATCTAAGGTGTCTTGAATAAAGAACTTATCTCCAACAACAAGTCCGTGTGCATTATTTGTAACAACAGTTACAACTCTTGTTGATCCTGTTCCTGCAATAGATACAAAATTTCTTGCTCCACCAGATGGCTGTGCAACTGGGGATTGAACATCATAGTAGCAACTTGGCTTATTATTTGTTAGTGATAAAACTTCCCATTTTGTAGGCTGAGTTCCATATTCAAAATCTGTGTCAATAAGGGATTGTGGTAGCGATACACGCATTTTTCCAACAGGATCCATAAAGGACTCATCTGGCTGGAAGCTTTCTGCATATTCATCTACAGTAATTTGAAGCTTATCTGTTGAAGACATTGCAGAAGTATTAAAGTTAAGTACAAGTGTAGTTGTGGCTACGTTGCTAGAATCAATTTGTGCTGTATAGGATGTTGCTTTTAGGCTAGGATCAGAAAAGTTATAGATGACCTGATTGGTAGTGACATTAGTAATAAGAATGAGTCTTTCCCTTGGAATATGATCTGGGATAACCACTGTTCTTGTTGCTGGGTCAAATGTATAACCTGTTTCAAATAAAATCTTTCTAGCCATGTTTTATGCTCCTAATAATATATCCACTGCTTTGAATGGATATCCTTTCTTTCTTGTATTTACGTTTGGACCTAGCATTAATCTAGCATCAAATGTTGATCCTGGTGGTGGAACTTCTGAATATGCAATGTATCCATCTGAATCTACCATGAAACCTTCTCTTGGTAGCATAGATTGCCAGACATATTCTGGAAAGTCCACTGTTTGTATTATACCATTAATTGTTAGTAATAGTCTAAGAGGGTTATAAATATTGACTATTTCTCCTTCAAATTTTGGCATAAACCTATTATTAATTCCATCAAACTCGTATCTCATATCATCTAGTGGAATTATATCTGGTAAGAATGGAAGGCTTGCAAATATCAAGTCATCTACATATTGTTTACTTGCAGCATCACTATTTTCTGTTGGAGATGGCACCGTAACATGACCAGTAAATACTGGGTCATCTGTTCTAGCAATTTCAGAATCAATAAAGTCTTTATCAATTGGGGTTGCTGCCCAAGTTCCTACTGTTACATACCCAAGAGTACTAATATTTGATGGAACTCCAGAATACTGAGAAAAAGATATGTTGTCTGTACCAACTTTTATTGCTCCAGATGGGCTGCTAGATGTTCCTCCAGCATTAACAACATAAGAATCGTTTGCCGAAGTAGTTCCTGAAGTAACAAAAATATAGTCTCCAGTTTTAATTAATCCATTTGTTGAACTATTTCCATTAAAGTCTGTAGCTCTTGTAAGAATAAATGGATCGTCTCCATCTCCAGCAAAAGTTACAACATAAATACCGTTATGTATTTTATTGGTCTGATCTTTAATCAAAACTCTTTGACCAGCTTCTACCTCTGGTCCATCAAGAATTAAAGCTCCATCAACGTTTCCAGTAAGTATTGCTCCAACACCAAGACCTCCAGAAGAGTCTGATGTTCCGTTTGTGTATGTGGCACTTAGATTTGTCTGAGAGACATAAATGACCTGAGTCTTTACGTTAATTCCAGAAGCTAAAGAGTCTACATAACCTTTTGTTGCTGCCTGAGTAGAAATAGTTGGAGTTGGAACAACTACGGTTCCATTAAATGTCGCTGGTTGATAAACTGTTACCTGACCAGTAGCACCAGAAACTGAAGATCCAATATTAATTTCTGTTATAGATCCAGAGGATCCCCCAGTTCCAATGTTTAGAGTTTTAGTATCTCCGCTTGATGTAGCATTTCCAAAAAGCGTTACTGAAGAAGCTCCCGTTGTAGTTCCACCAATTACAAGAGATGTTGTAGCTCCTGCAAAATTTATTGTTGTAGCAACTGTATTGTATAGGTTTTGTGAGGTTGCAGTTCCTACAATTGTTGGAGCTCTTAAAGTTGTTGTGGCAGCAGCGTCATTAGAACCAATGGTTAATGTAGTTGCTGCATTTGCAAAGTTAACTGTAGTTGCAGTTGAGTTTATTAAATTAAACGTAGATGTTCCTGAAACTATTGCTGTGCTTATTGTAGGAGAGCTTGCTGTAATATAAGAATTTGTATCTATAGCCCAAGATTCAGAGCCAGTTCTTCTTAAAAACCCAACACCACTTGTAATTCCAGCAATGGCAGTTAGGTCTCCGTCAAGTGGTTGGTATGAGGACAGACTAGATGTTAGTGCAATAGTTCCACTAGCATTTGGAAATGTAATAATTCTATCTGAAGTAGGATCTGTTATTGCAAGAGTTGTTTCAAAGGCATCTTTTGTAGCACCCTCAAATATAAGGTTGCCCTTTAATTCAATATCGTTTTTAACAATAAAATTTTTACTAGCCAATGAAGTTCACTGTCCCTTCAAAAGTATTATAACACATTAGGTTGCCCCATTGTCTGCTGCTATGCTTGTTGAAACAACCTTAGCAGTTACATTAATATAATCTGTTACCTGAACACTTAGTTGAACATTTGACCCAACAAAAGAGGCAGATAAGGTTGCATCCATATCTCCCATAATTGCATACTCTGTAATATCTGCTGTTGGTTCTCCAGCAGGATATCCACCAAAAACTAGACATTTTGATGTGTAATAAGTTCCATCATTTGTGCTTGATATCAAAACTAAACACTCTGAAGATACAAGCTCTTTTCCTGATGGTATTGGTATTGTAGCAATTACAGTTGCAGAAGATGATGTAAGGTTTGTGCTAGTGGTTTTTGTTACTGCCTCACCTATTGTTACATTTCCAGTAAATGTTGGGGAGGCTAGAGGTGCGTATGCTGAATTATCATATGACCAAGTACCTGCAGTATTTTTTAAGAATCCTGTTCCTGATCCAAGTTGCTCTATTCCAGCTATAGTTGAGCTCCAAGGCTGAACACTTACTCCAATATCATCTGTAATTACTAATGTCTTTGAAGATGGAATAGTAGTTCCATTTACACTTGTTGCAGTGGCTACTCCAATGTTTGGGGTAACAAAGACTGGTGAGTCAGGAATTCCAACCTGTATTTCTGCATTTGTTCCAGTTATAACAATTTCATTTGTTGTTCCAATTATAGAAAGAACACCAGAATTAGAGATAGCTCCTGTGGTGTCGTTATAAGACAACCCAACTCCAAGACTATTTCCAATAGCATCTTGTGCTCTTTCGTCTGTATAGTATAGCCTTGTCCCTTCTGAAATATCATCTGTGTCATAGGAAGATATTCCTAAGAATGCAGTACTTTGCTGGCTCGTGTCTGGAAAAGTTATACTTGTCTTAGAAAATGCATACGTTACATGCCCAAGATCATTTCCTGGAGAAATTTCCACATTTCCAGAACTTGCTAAGTTAAAAGAGTTCCATTCATTTTCTAATAAAATGCTTGAATTTTCTCCAGATATAGCATATGATGACAACTGTAAACTTCCAGCAGATCTTATTATGTAAGCTTGTATGTCATTTGAAAACTTCCAACTCTGAGTTGTTTCTTCCCACAAGATTGAAGTATTTGTCTCAGTACCACGCTCTATTTCTATTCCTGCAGTTCCTGTTGGAGTGCCAGTTACGCCTGAATTTAAAACAATTATATTATCTTTAACGTTTAAATTCTGGGTATTTATTGTTGTGGTTGTACCACTTACTGTTAAGTTTCCTGTTACAGTTAAATCTCCTGGGGCGATCATTGCACTTGGCAAACTTAATGTTATGTTTCCAGTTGTTGAGGTAACATCTATTTGGCTTCCAGTTCCTGCTACAGAGTTTGCAACCGATTCATTTACCCATTTTGAGGTGGCGGTATCCCAAACAATAGCTTGACCATCTGTAGGCGTTCCAGTAATTACAACATTCGATAAACTATCTACTGTATGATTATGAGAGCTTGTTGCTAATCCTGCTTCTGCTGGAGTTTGATTAATCCAAAGACTAGATGTTGTATCATAGGCAAGAACTTCATTGTCTGCAATAGTTGCTCCATAGCCAATGCCTACATTATGTATTTCTTCTAACTCAAAACCATTTTGAACATTAACAAAAATTTCTCCAGTTGAACCATTTTTTTTAGTTACAACACCAAGGTAAACAAGATGAGCAGGACCATATGGTTTATTAGCAAGACCATAAATTAATGCACCGTCTACGCCAAGCCATACTGGATCTCCTACTGCACCTGCAGTAGAAGTATCTAAGGTTCCAAGTTTTCCCTCCATAATAACAAAACCTTGCCCGTTTGTTGCAAGGTTTTCTGCAAGGATACCAAGAGTTTTACTAGACCCAGCTTCGGTAGCATTTGTTGATCTTCCAATTAAAACATTTGTTCCATCAGATCCAGTTACATGTACTGGCTGACCTTTGTATAATTCTCTTGTTCCATCATTTTTAACTTTAAGCTTAACAGTTTCAGTGTAGTCTGCATAGTTTTCAATCCACTCAACAGCATAATCGGTGTTGCTGGACTTGGCAAGAATTTGACCTACTGATCCACCACTTGGAAGGGCTCCAGTAGATGCTAAATCTGTCCATGCTCCATTTTTATAAAGTCTTACACCATCAGATACACTATTATAGTAGAGCTCTCCTTCGGTACCAGAGGCTGGATCGGATGCTAATGATACAAGACCTAAAGGAACGAGGAACTTTTTATTAGCCATAATATCTATTTTACCATTTAATCGTCATAGATTATATACGAAGTTTCGTTATTTTCTCTGTTATCTAGACTTTTTTGTTCCTTTATTTTTTGTCTGGCTTTTGACTCAGCATCTTTTTTTCTACTAAAGACTATACCCTTTAAACCACAACTAACCTTAGTCCACTCATTGATAGCTATTCTACGCTGCACAGAAGCCTTGTAGCCACTTTTATTTGGTAAATAGGTAATTACTGCACGATACTGATGTTCTTCCACTAGCATCTCATTTAAGTCCTTGTTTTTAAACATTATTAAATAACGCTTTCTTTAGTGCTGGTTTTGGTTTTGCACCAACAATTGTTTTTGTTTTTACTCCATCAACATATAGCATAATTACTGGGATGCTTGTTAGATTAAAGGAACTAGAAAGTTCTTTATTTTCATCTACATTAATTTTAAGAAGCTTTACGTTCTCTTCTGCCGAAATTTCTTCCAGTACTGGACCAATCATTTTGCATGGTCCACACCATTCAGCCCAAAAATCTACAATGGTTGTACCTTCTCTAATTAATTCATTAAACTCTTCGATATTCATACTTTCTCCTTTTTAAATAAACGGTGACAGGAAGACCTTGTGTCTACCCACACTGGCAAACGTGTCTCTCTGGACTCGTAACTGTAACTATCAACCATCACTAAGGACGACTTCCTGCCACCTAGAGCCCCTTATCCGATTTGAACGGATGACCTACGCTTTACAAGAGCGTTGCTCTACCACTGAGCTAAAGAGGCATTTACTAAATTATACTACAACATAGTATGATTTAGTATTTATCATGCTCCAAACGATGGGCATCATCAATATACTTATGAATTTTTCTTAGTGCTCTTGCCTTAGAAAAACTTAAGACTAAGATAGCAAAAACAGCATTCCAAAAGAATTCTGAAATTACATGCTCTAGTCCAAACATTACTTCCATTAAGTGTTCTGTATGCATTTTATTCCTTGTTTGTAGTTGTAGATATATATTATCATATTGTCATAAGGTTGTTAATAGTAGGGTGGGTCAGACTTGAACTGACGATTACTGAATTATGAGTTCAGGGCTTTAACCAACTAAGCTACCACCCCAGATGGTGAGCAGTTTAATGTCTGTGCTCAGGACATATATCTAAACTAGTAAATTAATACCAGCCCTTTTGCTTGAATGCATTCCATGCTCCACAGGGAGTCTCGTATCTATGTTTAATATACTTTAGACCCCATTTGATTTGTGTTTCTGGATTTGTTCTCCAATCTGCCCCAGCACTTGCCATCTTACTTCCTGGCAAGGATTGTGGAATACCATAGGCACTTGAAGTTGGATTGTCAGCAGTATGCCTCCACCCACTTTCACGATTCCATAGATTTACTAGGCAGGAGTACTGGTTTTTATCCCAAGAGTACTTTGACTCCATGTAGGATTTTGCAAAAGCTTTGTTAGCTTCTACATTTGAATCAGAGACTTTCTCTCTGTTTTTTGATCTAGAGACTTTTTCTTTAGACCTTTGATCAATGATTTCATTGATCTCTGTTGCTTTTTCAGCTATCCTTATAGAATTTTTTATTTTATTCTTATCAATAGCTTCATTTTGCGGTGCATTAGCACTGATTTGACTCTGGGTTACTGGTAGGGATGCAACAGATGCTGCAAGAACCGCAATAACGGGAATCAAAACCAAGGTTTTGAATCGCATTATTCCATACTAACATGTCAAACATTGGCTTGTCAAATTACTTACGTTTTGCGTATCCCGTTTTCTTTTTATTCATTGATCCAGGTGTATTGTATCCACCCCTTTGTGGAACATTATTTTTTCTAATTTCTAATGCTCTAAGTACTTTGTCGTGATGCTTACCCAATTTGTTTTACTTCCTTCCACATATCTTTTGTTTGTTCAATTAATAACATTGCATCTAGCATTGTCATTTCTAATAGCTCTTCTTTATCTAAACCTAAATGCTCTGCATATCTTAGAATTTTCTGTATCATCATTTACTTCCTAGCTCACATTTAATAAACTCAATGGCGTGTTCTAGATTGCCACCATTTTCTTTAAACCATTCTAATTTATTTAAAACACTTCTTAAGGTATTAACTCTTACAAATGCATTTACATTTTGTAGCTCACGCATTTGATCTCTGTAAAAATATTCATTATCTGACATTAAATTAAATCTTCTGTTAGTCGTTCAAACTGTGGAAGTGGCTCTAAGTTATCAAAAATTCCCATTTGATTGTGTGGCACAGAAAGATTGTCTTCATCTTCATAATCATCCCATACTGCCGTATACATATCTGCATAGGGGTGAGCCATTCTTGATATTTTTCCAGCAATATTCATAGCTTTATTTGCAATCCAACGGACTACTGGACCCTTATCAACTTCATGTTCTAATTTAAAATCCATTTTAATCCTTTGGTAGTGCTGTCATTGTAGCATAAAAACATTCAGCAAAGTTTGCTGCCTCGGTTGCAAAATCTTCCATATGCATTTCGGTTTCACCCAATCGGTTCTTAACATAAGCTCTTAAACCTTTTACAAAAATCTCAGTTAGCTCGTCTGTTGATTTAATAAAATAACTTTTGGCTGGTGTTTTCTTATCCATAGTATTCATCACATTCATACATAACTATTGGTGTTAGTTCGCCCATCCAAGCACCTACACAATTATAAGATATATATTCTTCAGCTTCCTGCACATCCATACCGTCACGATCAATTAGTACTTGTAGCATCTTTTCAAAAGAATATGTTGCTAGGGTTGGCTGACCACATCTTCTAGAAAAACCAATAAAGGCTTCTTCAAATCCATCCATAGTCATTATTTGTTCATCCATATAATGAATTATATTTTCTAGTTCTGTCTTATTCATTATTGTTCCTCATAGTCTTTAACATCAAATACCATATCTCTAGTAACTATCTTTGCCTTATTATATTTTAAGGTGTCAAACATTGTTTTAAACATTTTTTTGTCAGCATTGTTATTAACTATAACAATACATGGGTCCTGACTTTTTGCTATGTGTTGAGCAAACCTATATGCTTTTCCTGGTCCCATTACCATCCTCCAAGGCAGTTATTTGAGTGTGTGTGTATCCAGAAGTTACCTTCCATATGTTTTTTAGTTGGAGCATATAGCTCAGTTTTACAAGCACCACAAACGTGTGACCATTCTTCTGTAAAAAAATCGTACTGAAATCCTTTATCCATTAAAATCCTCATTAGAGATTATTAAAACAAATCATTTATTTATATACTGTATATGTTATCACAAATTCAAACGAA